CTTGATATAGAAGAGGACCAGAGTGATTTAAATTTTAATTTAGGTGGAGTAGTTCCAGTACAAGGCACAGGCGTTATCAACAAACCTAATACTGGTCCCACTACAGGATTTAAACCTTATGTAGCACCTACTGTTCCCGGCTTTACCGCACCAAAACTTCAAAATGTACAATACACACAAGCTCCACAAACAACTAATTTACCTACATTTGGACAAGTAATGGGAAGTAATCTGGGTAAGTATGATGAATTAAGACGATATGTAAATGATGCAGGACAAGTAAGACAAATACCATTTAAAAATGGAAAACCTATTTACCCTATCCCAGAAGGTTTTAGGTTTGAAGCAATGGGTATGACAACTCCTACAAATACCTCTGTCACACCTGTCACAGTAACAGGTCAACAACAAGATGATGGCGGTGGGGATGGGGCTGGTAGTTCCGTAGTTGGTACAACTTTAGGTGGCGTTAAAGGTGCTAGTGATATGGAAACTGCAATGATGGACGCATCTCGTGGTATGTTCGGCACAAGAGATTCTTCTGTGGGTACTTTTGGCTCTAATCGTGAGTTTGGTTTTAGTAATGATGCAATGCGTAGTGCAACTTTTGATATGGCAATGGCACAGTTTGGTTCCCTTAGTCCGACAGCCGCTGCTGGTATAGAATTTGGTAATAAACTTGGTATATTAGATAATATGGCTACTCCTAATGAAAGAGCTATAGCAGGTCAAACAGCAAAAGGTATGGCACTTAGTGCAATGGGCTTTAGTAATCCGGGTCAAATTTCTACTAATGAACAAGCAACAGCATATGGACTCGCTATATCCGCTGCTATGGAAGCATCTAAAAAAGGACAAAATGTTCAGGCGGCAGTAGAAGCTGTACTGGCACAAAATCAAGAGGCAGTTAAGCAGGGTCAAATTAGTGCTTTGACTGATATAGGACATAGTGCTAGTGATGTATCTAATGTAGACACGGTTAGCAGAGCAGTAGCTGGATATAATGCTTTAGCTGATGCATATGACCAAGATGCAAGAGAAATAGCTTCAACAGGTTTTATTATGGATAAAGATAGAAACCCAATAAGAACTCGTGATATTACGACAGGTAAACTAAAAGGCAATGTTATGAAACAATCTGCTTTAGACCAATTAAATGCCTTTAAATCTAAAGCTGCACAAGCACGTGCTAAAGCAACATCTTTAAGTAGTTTAGAGCTTTCACTTGACCGTGCTAGAAAATCTGGCGTTCCTGATGCTGCTGAATTTGGTCCGGGTACTGGCGGTTATTCAACTGAAGCTGCTGCAACTGCTGCTGACGAAGCTAATCAAGCTAGTGGGGATACTGGTCCGGGTGGTTCGGGTACAAGCGATACAGGTATGGATGATTCATCAGGAGCAAGCACAGGTGTTGGTACAGGCACAGATTGTCTAACCGAAGACATGAAAGTTAGTCTCAACGGTGTAATTGATTTTGTTACTAACATCAAAGTCGGTGACATGATTGATAACTACAAGGTCAAAGAAGTTCTACACAAGCATATGCGTAGCGGTTATTATGCAATCAATAATGAACTCAAGATTAGTAATGACCACCCTGTACTAGCAAACGGTACATGGACACGTCCAGAAGATTTGGTAGTAGGTGATAACATTAACGGTATTCCTGTAACATCTCTTGAGTATGTAGAACGCATGACACCAACAGTATCTATTGTTATTGACGGTGAAAGTTTTGATGTACATACAGAAAACAATATCTACACAGTACACGGTAGATATAGGGAAGTACGTCAAGAAGCTGCGTAAGAGGCTTAAATCTTACAATCAGTTGGCTACTCACTCCCCACACCCGACAGTGTGGCTACGGTGGCCCCAACAAAAGGAAATACAATGAACGATACAATCATGGCAGAAGAAATGCAAACACCAAAGAAAGCTGCATTTGCTAATCGTAAATATACTAACGAAGAAAAGCGTAGGATTGAAGAAGAAGAATTAGAGCAAATGATGAAAGAGCAGAAAGGTGAAGTAGAGCAAGAGGCTACTGAACCAGAAGAAGCTGAACCTACTACAGCAGAAGAAAAAACATTTAAGAAGCGTTACTCAGACCTACGCCGACACCAGCAAAAACAAGCTGAAGAGTTTAAGACTGAACTAGATGCAATGAAACGGCAGCTTGAGTCAGCCACTAAAAAAGAAATGAAGCTACCCAAGTCTGATGAGGACATTGAACAGTGGGCAGCAGACTACCCAGATGTAGCAGCTATTGTAGAAACAATTGCCATGAAAAAGGCAGCAGAGCAATCTACTGCACTAGAAGAACGCATGAAGGTAATTGATGAGATGCAAACTTCTGCTACTAAAGAGAAGGCTGAAGCAGCATTGATGCAGATGCATCCTGACTTTGATGAAATTAGAGACAGTGATGACTTTCACAATTGGGCAGAAGAACAACCTAAGTGGGTACAAGATGCGCTGTATGATAATGACAACGATGCACGTTCAGCAGCTAGAGCAATTGATTTGTACAAAGCCGACATGGGTATTTCTAAAAGCAAACCTACTAAAGATAAAGATGCAGCTAAGTCTGTATCTACAAAGAACTCACGAAGTAAGCCACAAGAAGATGAGTCTTCTACTTACTTAAAAGAATCTCAAGTACAAAAGATGTCACCTCAACAATATGAGAAGATGTCTGATGAAATTATGGAAGCTATCCGTTCTGGAAAGTTTATCTATGATGTATCTGGCTCTGCTAGATAAAAAAGAGTTGACAAATAGTTATTTATACGTATAACTATAGTCAGATTAGTGTATCTGTGTAGCGCAATACGGATACACTATAATTAACAAACAGCCAAGCCTTACGGATTACCTGACAAACATGGCCCGTTGAATGGTAGGAAGGCCATCCTATCAGAATACGCACCCAAGTGCATCAGCCTCCTGATTAGTCTTGCGAGTTTGTATCTGTAAAATGCTACATAGGAGATTTTAACATGGCATTTACTACTGCTAGTGGTTATGGTAATCTTCCTAACGGTAATTTTTCTCCCGTAATTTACAGCAAACAGGTGCAACTTGCTTTCCGCAAGTCTGCTGTTGCTGAAGCAATCACTAATTCCGATTATTTCGGTGAGATTGCTGCTATGGGTGATTCCGTTAAGATTATCAAAGAACCCGAAATCACCGTTAAGGCTTACGCCCGTGGTACAACTATCACGCCGCAAGACCTTGATGACGAAGATTTCAACCTGACAATTGACAAAGCTAACTACTTTGCATTTAAGGTTGATGACATTGAAGAGGCGCATAGCCACGTAAACTTCCAGCAACTGGCAAGTGATCGTGCTGCGTATCGTTTGGCTGACCAGTTTGACCAAGATGTTCTTGGCTACATGGGCGGTTTTAAGCAAGCTGCTATTCATGGCACTGCTAATACAGCTAACACCACGACTAATGGCTCAGTGGCAGTTTCAACAGCAGGGACTAACGAACTGCTAGGCGAAATGCAAGTTGACGCTAATGACTTTGGTGGCTCTGCTGACAATGGTATTGGTATTCAGCCACGCTTACCGGGTGCTTCTGCAGTGCCGGGTTCAGGTAACGCTAACCCAACCATGATTATTGCTCGTATGGCTCGTAAGCTAGACCAGCAAAATGTTGATTCACAAGGACGTTGGCTTGTAGTCAACCCAGTATTCATGGAAGTACTGAAAGATGAAGATTCAAAACTTCTGAACTCAGACTTTGGTGGTTCTGGTTTGCAAAACGGTCTTGTAATTAATAATCTGCACGGTTTCCAAGTGTATGTTTCTAATAACCTACCTGAAATTGGAACGGGTTCTGGCACTACAGGTGGCACAAACTCTTCTAACTTCGGTGTGATTATTGGTGGGCATTCATCTGCTGTTGCTACTGCAGAGCAAATCAACAAGACTGAGACATATCGTGATCCTGACAGCTTCGCTGACATTGTTCGTGGTATGCATTTGTATGGGCGTAAGATTCTCCGACCAGAGGCTCTTGTTAATGCCCGGTTCTGTTTGGTATAGGGGGAATTAAAAAATGGCTACAATTACCACTCTTTTGAAACCCGCCCATGGCAACAGTCCACGTGGACGCACTCCTTACTATGTAGATATGACTGTTGACCTAACAGCTCAAGCCATTTCTTCTACAGGTGGAGATGTTGTTCAGTGCCTAACTATTCCTGCAAATACACGTGTATTACACGCAGGATTCCAAGTTGTAGAATCTGCTACCATGAATACTGGTACAAACGCTACAGCTATTTTAGGTGCTGCTGATGACAACGAATTTGTTGCAGCGTTTGACATTGACGGTGCGGCTGACGGGGCTTATGCTCCTTCTGCTACACCAGCAGCAGATGTCACTCTTGCTACTGCAGATACTTTGGACCTTACCTTTGCTGGTGATGGTGCAACATATACTGCAGGTAAAATTCGTGTCTATGCAGTCATGCTGGACGTTAGCGACCAAGGTGATGTATCTGCTAATGAAGTAGATAGAGACACACTCGCATAACATAATGTGACGGGGCAGGGCAACTTGCCCCCTCAC